GAATCAGTCGAAATGGACGGCGGACACCGATGTCGGTGTACTCGATGAACATTTGATGGAAATGGGCATAATCTGGCGGTTTAAGAAAAAGAATGGCCTCGATTATTCCGAAGATTATCGCTCATATGAGCAAAAACTGGCGACGGAAACCTCACGCGCTGGCGGTAGGCCGATATTGAACATGACTGATGAGACTCCGATGCGAGGCGTCTATATTCCAGAAGGAAGTTGGGCGTAATGCCTACCGAGGAAGAAATTGCGGCGTTGTTAGATCGGCTTGATGCTGAGAGGAAGGCAAAATACGGAGTGCCGGATGATTTTCCAGTTGATAATTTAACTGCCGATCCAGCTTTAAGTATTCCTCTCGGTGGAGGAAGCAGCGTAACCCCGACGATTAATTATCAAGACGGTATGGTTACTCCTGGCGTTGCTGCTCAAAATGACGATTTGTCCGGCTACGGTAATGTGGGAATTAATCAAACAGGGCCGCAAGTTGTCAATGCTGGAATAAGTGGTGATCGCTTCAATGTCGATGCCAATATTCCATTAGCAAATCCCGCAGGAGTCAACGTTCGCGGTGAAATAGATTTGATGTCGCCCGAAAAAAAGGATGCGTTAGCGGCTGTTTTGGAATTGTCGCCAGCGGAAGCAAGGTATCTCCTAAACTTACGCTATAGCTACTAGCATGGGTACTCAAGCCGGACAATATGTCGCACCAGCAGCCAGAGAACACTTTGAAAAACTTATTGCTGATAGTAAAAAACTTAAACCAGTAATTCCCGGCAGGCCCAATCCGAATATCGGTATGGGACTGCGAACACCTAGCGATCAGCCGCAATTCGGCGAAGTCGGTTGGGTGAATCCAAACTACGATCTCTACCACAACGCCGATGGCTATCATCGTTTCGATCCAACAATCCCTGGCATGGGGATGCAAATGTCTCGGACGTATGCCGATGGTGCCTACGCATATGACGTATATCAACAACGTAGTCCGAACACTATGTATGCGCGATATTCGAGGCAGTTTTTAGCCGAAAACGGCATAGACCCGGCCACAGCGACCGATATCCAAAAGTTTGCTGCGATGGATTATGCGGGGCGATTAGGCCAATGGAAAAATCAGCGGCCTAAACGAAAGTTTGGGATCAAAGACGCATTCGGATTAGCGTTATCGGTTGGAGCAATTTTTGCTGGCGATCCTTTTTTAGCCGCAGGATTGGCGGGTACTGGTTCAGCAGTACAAGGAGGGGACATTGGGGATATTATAACAGCGGCGGGAACGACAGCGGCCTTCAATGTCGGAGGAGGCAAAGCTGGCAAGGCTTTAGCCGAAAGCGCCAAAGCAGGCAGTCAAGCCGCTCAATTTGCATTAAAAGCCGCTCCATATGCAAAAGCAGCAGCGCAGACTGTCGGGGCCGGTCTTGCTACCGCTAACGCTATAAATCAATCGGGAGCTAATTTAAGTCCCGATGAATATAGTATTCGTGAGGGTGGAAATCCCAAAATCACGACTTTTGAGCCAGAAAATCAAGATATAGCTTTTAGAAAATTCCCAACAAGCGACTATCTTGCGGCATACCCTAACGCTTCTGCGTCAACGGGAACTACTGCAAGTCCAATAACTCCAACTCCAGCAGCCCCGATAGCTGGAACCGCAAACGCTGCGCGGCCTTATGTCGCGCCGCCGCAGATTCCGATTGCGCCGAATATTCCTATCGTTAATTACGATCCAAGCAGAAATTATGCGCCGCTTACACAACAATTAAGCCAACGCGCCCCAACAATGCAGCAGGCGTTAATGCGCCCCGCAGCGACGCGCCGCCGATTCCAAAATGCTACAACCGCTTAATAATAACTCTCAAAGAATCAAAACGTCGCAAAGCGTGAGCATTCCTGCGCCTGTAAGAGGTTGGAATGCTCGCGACTCATTGGCGAATATGCCCGAAGACTTCGCGGTATCGCTCGATAACGTATTCCCAAATCTTACAAGCTGCGACTTGCGTAGCGGCTATGAATCGCACTCAACCGGCAACGGCACCGGCGCTGTAGAAACGCTGGTGGAATATGCGGGGCCGGTAACGCGCAAGCTCATCAGTGCTGCCGGTAGTGTCATTTACGATTCGAGCGCAGCAGGCGGCAGTACGTCTATTGCTACTGGCAAAACGAATGCCAGATGGCAAACGACAATGATGGGCACGTCGGGCGGTAATTTTTTGTTTATGGTAAATGGTGCTGACGCGCCGATTTACTACAACGGCTCGGCCTTTGTTACGCCGACGCTTTCGAGCGTGACAGCAGCCAACATTATCCACGTCACGACGCATCAGCGGCGCTTGTTTTTCGTTTTCAAACAAAGCCTAACCTTCGGCTATTTGCCGGTGGTTTCGGTAGCGGGAACTGTTTCAACGTTCGATTTAAGTGGGATATGTCGTAAAGGCGGCTATCTGATGGCGATTGGTTCGTGGACGCGAGATGGTGGTTCCGGGCCTGATGACTTATTCGTTGCGATAACCTCCGAAGGCGAAGTGATTTTGTACTCTGGCAACGATCCCAGTACAGCGGCAGATTGGGTGTTGTCGGGCGTATTCAGCATTGGCAAACCAATCGGTAGGCGGTGTATCGAGAAAGTCGGCGCGGATTTGATCGTAACGACGCAAGACGGCGCAATATCGCTGACGACGTTCTTGCCAATCGATCAAGTCGCCAGCAGTAGCATGGCGATGTCAAATAATATTCAAAACGAATTTTTGGCTTCTACGCGGAGTTATGGCGATAATTTCGGCTGGCAATCGCTGCATTACCCGCAAGGTTCGTACCAATTATTCAATATCCCGATTAGTACAACGACTGCTTATCAGTATGTCATTAACACGCAGACTGGCGCGTGGTGCCGATTCACTAACCAAAATGCGGCATGTTGGGCGCTTTATAATGGTGATCTGTATTTTGGCGCTCAAGACGGCGGAATAATCTATAAAGCTGACTCTGGCCGTTCCGACAATTCAAATAATATTGATTGGAAAATACGGCCCGCGTTTTCGTATTACGGAGCGCGAGGCAATCAAAAGCTGTTCACGCTCTGCCGCCCGCATTTTACAACAACAGGATCGCCAGGGTTTGCGATAGATCTGAACCTAGACTTTTCCGACGCTGTTCCAACCTCAGTTCCGACAGAGCCTACAATTTCGGGTGCGCTGTGGGATGTCGCAAGATGGGACACCGGCTTGTGGACGGGCGAGGCGCAATCAGCTAATTGGGTGACTGTCACGGGGCTAGGCGAGGCTGCTTCGCCTGCGATCCACGGCGCTACGAAGTCAATCACGATAAAATTCAATAGCTACGATATGGTTTGGCAGCAGGGTAACGCGATTTGACTAATTTGGTATTTGGCCGAGATGAGGAGTTAGTGACATGGGCAGAGCGCAGCGGCCTCGGCCCATTCCAGCGGCCGTTGACAGCGATAGGAGTAGTTGACGACGAGGATAAAATTATGGCGGTGGCAATATACAATAATTATCGTTATTCTTCGGATATTGAGGTATCTTTCGTTGCAGCGACCCCACGGTGGGCCACGCAGGGCAATATACGGGCAATGTTGGCTTATCCCTTTGTCCAGCTTGGCGTTAAGAGGTTGTCTGCTATCACGACTAAGAAAAACAAACGCTGTCGTAAATTGCTTACTGGCTTGGGATTCAAGCAGGAGGGCGTGCACCCGTTTGCCGGAGAAAACCAAGCGACTGCGATCACCTACGGACTCTATTCCGAGCCAGCGAAAAAATGGGTAGAGAATTATGGGTAAAAAGACACCGGACGCACCCCCGACTTACAATCCTACGCAGGTCGCCGCAGCGCAGGGCGCAATAAACCGAGAAACAGCTATTGCTCAGCAGCAGCTTAATCAACTCGACGAATTTACGCCTTATGGCACCTCGACTTATGCGCCAACCGGAGATCCGACGCCGCAAGGTATCCAGCGATATTCAAGAACTTTTCAGCTAGATCCAGCGCAGCAAGCAATTTTAGATCAACAAAATCAGGTTAATCTTGAGCTAAATAGAGTTGCAGGCCAGCAGGTTGGCCGGGTTGGAGAAACGCTAGCAACGCCGTTTACCTACGAAGGAATGCCCGCTGGCGGTGACGCTGCCGGAGTCGGACAGACGGTATCGAATTTAACTGCGATGACGCAGAACCCCTATGACTTGCAAGCAGGGAAGTCTTTTGCTCCGACAGCCCAAGGCATAGGCGCAGCGGCGGACGCTGGCA